CTTGGCGCGCCCACTTCACGGATTCCCTTAATTAACAGGGGTCCTTCCAGGCCGGACTACTCCGGCCAGAAACTTGAGTGCAGAAGATAACGTTGGTTAGACGTCATCCCACTCAAAGCCTCCATCCCAGTGAGACACCGGGATGAGTTTGGTCTTCAACCTACCTAGATATCCACGTATTGGCTCACGCCCGTACGTAGGTAACCCGGTGGGGTCAAAGCTTGCGAGCCGTGATAACAAAAATCCAAAACTATTCGACTTGCGTCTAGTAGCTGAGGATTGCACGGTCTTGACCATAAAGCCTTCGAGTCCATGTTGGAGACGCTGCGGTTTTGCCTCTTTATGAGAGACGATAAAACCGACGTCGCCGAGACTCGCGGGCACTAGACATCTGCGAACATCCTTCTTCTCCTTCTGGAATATTGATAACCAGATGGGTCGAAAGCGAGCGCAGCAACTAGTTCCACCAGAACGCATGTTAGCGTAACGGCGGATATTATTTGCAATTTGGATCCGGTACGGGATTTTACTCCCTGGATCCTGACGCAGATAAAAAGGTCGCACGGGAACACCGAAATGGTAGTCCGTGCCGCAAGATTCGAAGAAACTCCCTGCCAGGAAGCTCTTCTTGGCGTTCACCTTGAAGCCCAAAAACTCCAAGGTTTCGATAACAGACGATGTATAGGCCTGAGGGACAATAATATCATCCCCGAAGACACTAACATCGCCATGTTCTGCTTCCGGTACACAATCAAACGCGATCGCCGCAAAAATAAGGCTTTCAAGTTCAAAGGTGAAACCGTTACCCATAGAAGAGAACTTCTCTAGGGGTATGTCATTCCCGTCAATATTGGTAAAAGAAGACCGAGCTAAATTCAGCAAGGTCAACCAATCAGGGGGGATGAGCAGTTCAACACAACCGTAAGAAACCGTATCAGAAGCCTTCGACAAATCAATTGTTGCAAGATTGTCTCTGTAAGCGCGTTCAGCGCACTTCTGGTTAACGGTCTGGGTGTTGAGATCGATCGAAAAACGTTTAAGGTTACGACGTATGATCTTACCTATCCCGAGTTGAACATAGATGTTCAGGGATGGTTCGATGCAAATGCCGCGATCCGTTTTAGCGTTTTTCGGAACAACAGTGAACCGATTACCTTTCACAACCTCTGGTTTCCGGACGGTGTTCCACCATCGTTCTCCCAGAATAGGTCGGTAAAAAGGAATAAGCCCCTGTGTGAGGTGTAGCTCTTTGTTATATTTTTCGGACAAAGTACTACCATGCCCTCCTGCACCTGTGGTCGCCCCTGGCCCGAAACGGAAACCTTCCTCAATGAAGAGTAAGTCCCGTTTGCGGATCGGTGGCAACATCGACTTGATACGTAACTCCAGGGAGTGAATCCGTGAGGACCACTCCTTAGGCACGCGTGAAAGTCGATCGTTTGTTAATTTACACAGACGCTCGGAGTCGTAAAACGACTCCTTCGCTTTAGCTTCCCGGTCAATCCCGAGCGGTAGGTTAACCGATTTAGATAGCAAATCCGTTATCATATAATCATCCGCAAATTTCTGCGGACAACTATACAAGGTGGGATCAGTCTCCATCTCGATTAACTGGCCATACTCTGCATTTTGTAAAAGCAGATGCACGGCCAAACTACGCGGGGAATCAACCATTTCAGCTAAAGCTGAGGCAGTTTGCAACTCTAATCTAAGATTAGAGTCAAGGACATCTTCATAAAATGATGTCATAGCGAGCTCCTAAAGAGTGTTCTCTGATTTAGCCCCTTCCTGATGGTAACAAGGAACCTTAGTGACAGAAACGTCGCCAAGATTAACCCCGAAAACCATACAACAAGAAACCACGATGATACAGTACCAAGTTTTAGATACTAACATCGTTACCACATAGGGTCAAGATTTGCTGCAACATCGTAGAGAGTTGCATCAATGACCGCCTCTTTTGCCATATAAACGAATTTATTTCGTTCATCAGCGGTTAGAGAGGCTGGTATTACCAGTTCAACACTTGCTCGTGCAACCGCCTTTACTGATACAACTCCATCAATCGTTTGTTCGATGGGGAAGTTCAGTCGGAGGTGTACTTTGTCAGTCTGACGCCGTGGAGTAGCCGGATTTAAACCGGTCACAAGAACTTTACTCCCTGCTGAAGTCGCCGCATCTCGGTTAATCAAAACCGTTTTGGTGGGTTCTACAGACAAAGGAACAAAGGTGTAACTGGTACCAGCTAAAGCGTCTAGCAATGTTATTGAAGATGCACTAGGCATAATGGTGTTTCCTATAAAGCTCCTAGAACTACTAGGAATAGCATGACAGAAGGTGTCATAACCCTGTGCGCACAATACGTGCGGCTAGTAACTCCTCAGTTAAAGTGGGTCGTTGACCCCCTGAGAACCGTTAACAGAGCTCCGGCATTGGCGATAGTTTGCCAACTTGTGCTCGGAGTATATCGCGGGACTCTAGCTGATGGAATCGTATGTAGTACAGAACGTTGGTAGAACTCGCGATGAGAACCACCAAGGATACCCACCTTAGCATTTTCGAACCCCGATACATTGGGATAAGAGCGCTGGGTGGTACGTTCAGTGAGGGTGCCAATCATACTTTCGACGTCCTTTAGGGCGTCGAGAGATGAAAGCCACTCTCCGATCGGAAATAACCAATCGACTACAAAGGAGAAAGGTATACTCTCCCACACCAACTCTGGAACATTACCACCTGTAAAAGGTGTGTAGTCGCCCTTATGGGTAACGAATACTTGAACTTTGGATTCGCGAGAAGCGGTCCCATCAGTCCAACTTACGTTACTCCACGAGGCCGAGGACTTCTTCTTTACGTAAACTCTACGTACGAGAGGCCCTTCCAGTCTAGCTTGAAGCAGTTGAATAGATTTTCCTAGGTCGCCAATAAGGGGTTTAACCCCGTACTGGTAGCCCAGGTACAGCTCAGCAGCTTTAACACCACCTTTGCTAATCTTCGTACGCCGTGAATCCCGCTTCCGGAAAACCGTACGTCCGTTCCAACCGTGACCGCGCATAAGACGATAAGTCGAATACGTGAACTTCGCGACATCCATAAACATCTTAGCGGTCTCTCGGTACTCCACAGCGTGGGTACCGAGGTTAACCGCATGAGATTTTATTTTTGTGCGAACGGCCAACTCCCAGTTTGTTTCGGGAGCGTCGAGAAGGTACGTGTGCGATACACGATGTCGTAAGACACGTTGATACTGCACATTGGGCACCCCATTACAATCCTTATTAGCATACCACGGCGAAAGCGGTGGATACTCTTCAACGATTGTATCACTCCTGGTGATCCGGTGAAACGGACCACGCCCAGTAGGGCTAAGAGCTGGTATCGCGGGTTTAACCCGCGAGTCTTTCACTGGAATGCTTACCTCTCGGTAAGCAGACTCGTACGAGCTTAGATACGCATTGCCCTCTGGACACCCAGGATAGCGGTGTGACAGCTGATAAAACGTACCATTTTCTGAAGAAATTTCAGAAATAGCCATAAGGTATACCCCTCATCTTAAA